ATTTGGAAACATTTTCATTTGTCCAGCAGATCTAGCACAATATGATTTTCTTCTTGCAGATCTTTTCGGTCCTGGATTATCTTCTGTTACTGCTGTACTTAATTTAGAACCTGGATTCATTCTTCTATAAGCTTTAACACCAGCTTGTGTCATTCCAGCACCAGATTTTGTAGATCTGAAATTTTTTTTATTTCTAGGTGGCATTCCACCTTTCATTAATTCAACGTAAAGTTGTTTTGATTTTAAATTTTTATCTGATTCTTTTCCAAGACCATAAATGTCTTGTTGCCAGTCTGCTACTGTACCTGTTTTTACAATAGGCATTGTATTATTTGTCTATGAATAACGTAATGTTTAATGCGCTTGTATTACCTGTAACACCAATACCATCAACGATACCAGTACCATTTCTTTCAGCATATAAAACACCATCTTCTGGTATGTTTAAAGTTTCAGTTTGACCTGCACCAACATTTACTACTATGTAAACTTGTGTGTCAGTTGAAGAACTTACAGTTGTTGCATTTGCTAATCCATTAATGATTGCAGTTCCAGCAACACCTGTTGATTGAACCATAAATCCTCTTAATCTTGTTGGACCTGTAAACAAAACTTTATTTGCTTCAGCGCTTGAGCATATGACTGGTTTTACATCTGATTTCATAAATTAATTCTACCTTAAAAATACAGGGGCGTAAATACGCCCCTGTATATTGATTTCCTTATACTCCTGGAGATCCGAAGATTCCTCTAGCATCAGACCAACCGAAGCTGTATCTTTCTCTAGCTTTGAATCTAACGTTACCAGTGTCGAAGTCTCCTTCAATCGCAGTTTTAATTGGCGATCTTACGAAGTGCTTCAAACCATTTGGAGCATCAGTAATAATGAAGTATGCATCCGTGTCAGTTAAGAAGTGATTAACTCTGTAACCTTGTGGAATCATACCCATATTTAACATTGCGTTGATATCGTTTTTAGCAAATGTGCCATCTCCGGTACCACCTACAGTTGTTGATAAAGGAGTTTTAAGTACTCTCTCAGCAGTAAATTGTAATTCTTTTGGAATAATCAATTTAACTCCTTGTAGAGCAACTTTTAAGCCTCTCTCATCTACAAATGCAGCAATATCAATTAATGATTGCTCAAGTGATGTTTCTGACAAATCAGCAGCAGTAGAAAGTTCATTTCTGAAAGTTCCACCATTAGCTAATGGGTGAGCAGTTGAACATAATTCAACTCCGTCACCACCTGTGTAGTTACTGTTAAAAGCATTGTTTAAAATGTCTGCCGCAATCTGTTGTTTAGTTTGTGACATAGATCTTGCTAATGCTCTTGTGTATCTAGACGCAAGTCTGTCGTAAAGGTTATCTTCAATAGCCTCTTCAGTAATAGCAAATGCTAATGCATAAGTATTATGAGTGTATCTTGAAGTATACGCTTCTGTAGCATCGTCAAACACTACTGGAGCACCTTCACTTTTAGCTGCTGCGCTTGCGAAACCAGACAACATTACTTCTTCTTCGAATGCTCGATCAGAAGTTTCTGTTGCGAAGATTTCCGCATGCTCATTGTCGTATCTATTATATTCCAGGCCGAATAGTGCATTCAATCCTGGCTCTAGTTCTTTGACTAGCTGCGAACGTGATATAGCCATATTTTATTCTCCTATTATAGACCTGTGCCGCCTTGACGGAAGAAGTGATTGTTAATTCTAACAAGTACTCCTACATTCGAAACGGTTAAATCACTGTTAAATGGATCTTGTGTGATATCAATTGATTGTACCGCAAAAGTTCCTGTAGTACCAGATGTAGCTACATCTAATTGTGCAAAAGATATACCTGTCTTTGTACTACCTGTTACGTTTGTTATGGAATAGTTTCTAAACAAATCTGCAACAGCAAAAGAAGCATTTGATTTAATTTCATAAACTGTATCTGGTCCATCAACAACCATAGCGATTATATCGCTAGCGTTGACAGTTCCTGGATAGAAGTTACTGAAAGTAGGCTTCTGAGTTGTTGGATCTGTATAAAAACAACCATTAAAAACACCCACAACCGCATTAGAAGTATTAGCAGTAGCTCTTTCGATATTACCACTAGAAACTGGAATAACCAGGTCTCCTTGGTAAATCGCAGTGCCATAGTTCGCTGCAATTCTGTAACGGTTTTGAGCATTAATAAATGGGCTTCCGTTTAATTGTCTAACTGGTCTTAGACCATATTTTTCAATTACGTTTGCCATAGTTTATTTTCTCCTAGTTTTAGTTTTTATACAGTGGTCGACTTTTGTCAAAAAATTATGACTTACGTCCACCACCAAAAGTTACGCGAGATTGTCTATTAATATTAATAGGCATCTCCGGTCGTTGTTCCTTCATGAGATCATTGTCTATCGCGTTTAATCTATCTCGAGTAATTTTTTTAAAATACTCTGCGCGCGATTTTACAATCTCTTCCGGTATCCTAGCCAACACTAGGCCAGCAACCCCGATCAACCCTGCGTATCTGCCGTCATGGATAACTGGATAATTATGTTCTCCGATTTGATTTTTAATCTCTTCAGATTTTACAAATACCCAACCTTCTCTCATTTTCTTCGATACATTTGCAGTATCTTGAAAACCCATTGACTCGACTCTAATCCATCTATGGACAAAGCCGTCTGGCGCAGGTGGTGCATCCAGAGATGATGGTGGCGTCCAAGGTTTATTCCTTGTTTGTTTTACTTCTTCAGACGCGCGTGAAGTTCTTTTATTTTTATCGCTCATACTAATTAGCCTCCTTCACGTATTTAGCGTATTCTTCTAGTGGCACCCCTAATTTTTTGGCAATAGCCACCTGTGATTTGGTGAGTCTCACAGTTCTGCGTCCTTCCTGTTTTCTTCCAGCGGAAGCAACAGTTTGAACGGGTTTCCTTTGTTCTTGAACAAACTTATGAGGGAAAGAATCCGACATACGTTTGTTTATCTCATTATAATACTCATCGCTCTCCACTTCAACACCCATGCCAACTAGATCTTCATGGATGGTGAAAGCTGCGTTTGTCATGATTTTATCATTGCCAAACCAAGTATTTTTTTGAGCCCACGATCTAGCTTTTTCGCTAGGTTGTGAGGGAATTTGTTCATTAATAGCTTCAGGCTGAACAAAAGATTCAGGTGCTTTTTCTTTAACCTGTTTTAATCTTTGCTCTCTATCTGCTACTCTAATTCTTGCTTTTTCTTTCTCAACAGCAAGTCTTGTAAGTTCATCAGTTGCCTCCATAACTTTAGTGGAGTCCTGAGCCTCAGTAGCTTCCTTAAGCTTTATTTTAGCTTGTTCTCTTTGAGCGTCAATTCTTGCTTCATATTCTTTGATATAAAGCTCTTCTCCAGAATCATACTTTTGTTCGAACTCACTGTATTTTTTCTGTAACGCTTTCGCATAATCTAATGCAGCTTTTTCTCTGCGCTCAGATTCACGATATTTTCGAGTTAGTTTATCAATTCTTTTCTGAACTCCTTCAGATAAATTTGATAAATCATCAGCACTTTCTTCCTTAGTTTCAACTTTAGGCTGTACTGATTTTTCTTGTTCATCAACTATGATTTGTGTTTTTTCTTTTTTATTATCATAAGTTGTATAACCAAGATCAACTTCACCTACATTTAAGCTTGGTTCAGTTTTCTTATCCTGAGTTTTGTCCTTTAACTGGATTTCTGTTTCATTAACATCATCCGTGTCAAGTTCAACTTCAGGTTGTTTTTTAGTTTCTTCAACCATTTTTTTATCTCCTTAGTATAGATGAAGAACGTCAGAAGGTTTTCTAACAATTCCAATAATTTCGTCATCATTCAAAATACGGTGTTCACCATATCTTGTTTTAAACCTTGATCCGGCATATCTGCCATACATGACAAACATTCCAACTTTACTCCAAGCACCATCTGGAAATTTTTCTTTATCCTCATAACATAAAGTTCCCATTTTGATTACTAAACCAACAACCGTAGTCATTTGAATAGTTTCGTGAGTTTGTTCGGAAAGAAAAATACCTCCTTCAGTTTTACTTCTTCCAGAGTATGGGCGAATTAACATTCGGTATCCAACTGGATCTGGTAAACTGTCTAAGTATTTTTTTATACCCTCTGGATCTGTAGGGATTTTAATACCTTCTTGTTCGGTATCATCGGTTTTAGGAAGGATGAGTTCCTTATCAGGTGTTATTATCGTCATCGACATTCTCCTCTTTTTTTAGCAGGTCTTTAAGATCCTGAAGCAACACTTCTAGAGCGTTGAGCTTGCCCTTAGCATAGTGGAGCCTGTCGAGAGAGTCTATACCATAGCAAATATCTTGCTTGGTTTCATCGATGCGTTTTTTGATGTAATTAGCTACTATTTTGACTGTTCCTACATCAAGCATATATTTATTTAATAAAATTACTAAACATTACCTTTTTTTCACCTTCATAGCAAACAAAATAATCATATGTTTCAACTTCTTTTTCTATAAAGTTTAAGTTAAATGATTTAACATCATCTATCATAATTAGTTGTTGCTCTGGAGATCTATTCATAAAGAACTTCATTTCATTTAATATAGATTGTGTGTCATGTGGACCATCTAATAAAACAAAATCATATTTATTAATTAATATCTTTTTTTTATTGTATACTGGATATCCGTTTGAAAACTTATCAAAAAATTCTGTATCCTCTAAATTAATTAAATTAAATTCTGGATAGCCGTGTGACATGTATACTAGCATGTCTTGTTTCATTTTATTATTGTACCCTGTGTAATCAATACCTAATGATGAATCGGATTCGTTATATGGAATGTCCCCATAAGGATCTATTCCTAAATGTATTAATGGTGTTTTTTGGTGTTTTCTCCAAGCGTCTATTATAAGTTTACTTGCAAAACCATCCCTTACACCAATTTCCACTGTATTACCTATTGGGTTTTTTAAAAATTGAATAGCTTGTTCAATTAAATCATACTCAAGACTATCTCCTTGAGGTTCATTTGATTTAATCAACATTCTTATTTCTTTTAATTTTTCTTTTTAATTCTTGTCGCCAAATCCAATAATCTAACCAAGCTGAAAATCTTTTAATTAAATTAAATATCATTTTTTTAACTTCTTTTTTAACAATTTAATTTGTTTTTGC